TATCGGTGCTGGTCTCGACTTTAATATCTTCCGTGCAGAAATTGATAACTCCCTCATGATCGGCAGCCTGATTGGCTGCAATGGCCTTGAACGTCTTACGCTTATTGTTGCGCTCCGACTTGACCCAACTTACAAGATCTGCCTGCTCCGTTCCCGTAGCGGTCGGTGCACAGATATAGTTCCACTTCACATTGTGCAGGATTGGCAGGACCGTCGCCTGCGTGTTCGTCACTGTGGTCTGCGTTGCCCCCTCAGCAGCCGCTTTTGGCGTCTCCGGGATCGTATAGAGCTGGATCCGGAGCGGCGTGCCCTTCAGACACATCTTGATAAGCGCCTGATTACTGTCTGTGAGTGTCGTCGGTACGTCCGTCACGTCATTGATCTTGTAGTGCGTCATCTCGTCAAGAGAGCCATCATGCAGGATCATCGCCACGATGCCCCTGGCACTTCTCTTGATTGCCGTTGTACCTTTGGTTTTGAAGTCGATCTGCACTCCCGGCAGACCGAACAACTCAGCTTCATTTGCCATTTAATCGTCCTCCTCTGTTGTTTTTTCCTTGCACCATGCATAATTATTGCGGCTGGTTGCCCCGATATTGAGCTCCAGCGTCTGCATAAGCTCCGCCTGTACGATTCCCAGTTCCTCATCGGTGAAGGCGTCTGTGAAGTCCAGGCTGAATTCACAGTGCAGGACATCATTGAAAAAATTTGTTTCAATATCGATGATGGTTATGTAACGGTCCTTGACCGTATCCGGTCGATAAGCCTTACCCGAATCGAGGGCCGCGCTATACGCCGCATAATCATCTGCCACAAAGAGCACCGACGAAAAAGCCCGGTCAAGCTGGTCGGATACTACAAACAAGCACTCCCGATCCACACGGCCGTCCTCGTCCTCGGCCGGCACATATTGGATGTCGACCGCGATGCTCTTTTCGGAATAGGTCCCGTCAAGGTTACGGCTGTGTGGCCGCATCTCGACATAAAAATAAGGCGCATCCGACTTGTCTACCTCATCGAAGTGCACCTTGCTTCCTTTGAAATTTTCCAGGATCTTGTAGATCAGCGCCACCTTGAGCGCCATCAGGCTAAGCATTCAATATCGACGCGAGGATTGCCTCTGCGTCCTCCTTGAAGCTTGTCTTCAATTCGTCCAGGCCGCGATGCAGCATCTTTTTCCCCGGCACGTAACCCTTCTTCAAGCGCTTGCCGATAGCTGGAACAAAGCGCCCTGGCTTCTGGCGATGTCCCCACTCTACATGGGCTGCATACTCCGTATTGTTATATACGTCGATGCTTCCATTCGCGGGAGCCGTCCGTTTCCAGGCCTCTCTGAGCGTACCGCCCTGATGACCGGGATAGCTGTCACTGACAGGCGTATTCGCTTTGGTTCGCTTCTTCAGCAGTTCTGCTTCCTGCGTCAGGAATACATCCCTCTTCTGCGGCATATCCTTCGCCATACGCTCGAGCTTGCGATTAAGCTCGTCAAACCCCGATAACTCCATCAGCCATCACCTACCTTCTTCGCCTGTATCTCCTGATGGGTCGGATACGGGAAAGCCTTCCCGGCATTGAATTGCAGGGCCTGCCCCATATGCTTCACCAGCAGAACATCATTCGGCTGGATATCATACGATGGGTCGCAGCAGACCCGCAGATCCGTCGTCAGACGAAAAGCCCTGTCCTCCTGATGGGATTCCAGCGCTTTCCCGTACTGGCTGAGCTTGCAGGGAATATCCTTGTAGACATCTACCGTCTTATACTTCGTTTCTCCATAGACCTTAACGGACTGCTGCCGTCGTACCGTCACGGTATCGAGGTACATCATCTTGTTCAGGATGGACTTCATGCCCGAGTAGTTCATGGCCATTTCACCTTCCTGTACAGGTTCAGCCTCGGCCGAAGCGTGTTGAAGTCACGATCCGCGGCAATCCCTGCCGTGTCGACAGAAGTCACGGCAAAACGGAACTCGGTATCATCCATTTTGACGGACGATAAAGGCCCCTGAGAGCCCCCAGCTTCGTCTGCAGCGCGTTTCAGCACCAACTCCACACAACTGTATACCAAGGCATCGGGAAAGTCCTCACGGTGGCAGTAGGCGAGAATATCCGCAACCAGCTTCTCCGCATAAAACGTCAGGAGCGGGTCCGCCAGCTCGCTATTGAACAGCAGCACCTTTTCCTTGATAGCCGCTACAGCTTCCTCCGCCGTCATGGCCATCACCTGCCCTTCTTAATCATTTACCTTTACCACCGCAGCCTTTTTTCTTGGTCTGTACCATAAACGTCACCCCCTTAAAAATAAGCATAAGAAAAGCGCCCCTTCGGACGCTTTACTATTCAGTTACTCATCTGCAGCGCTTTCTGATTGGCCTCCTCATCCGAGATGGCTGGCTCAGAAGGTTCCTCCTGAGCAGGTGTATCTGTAGACACGCGCTCCACACAGCCACCGTGGGTCAGGATCATAATGGCATCCGCGAAATCATCCGCCGTGCCTTCAAAATGAAAAGTCATTTTCTCACCTCCGGACATGAAAAAACGCCTGCTGAAATATGCAAGCGCCTGTTCATTCGATATGTTTACCCTGACGATATGCTTCCTTTGCCTGATTGAGGCTCATCCGATTAGCTCCCCCGGTATAATCCGGTGTCTTTTCTTGGATGGCATCATCCTGCCACCCGCAAAGCTTGCAGATATCCATCGCATAATCGAATCCGTATCCGCCGCACACCGGGCACTTATGCTTATAAGTTTCATTCTTTTCCGCCATGAGCCAAATCCTCCTCCCGTTGTGCTTCATAATACCCCTCTGCTGTGGGCTTCATCATAGTATATATTCCCTTATCGGGCTTTCCTTTTACAAAATCATTCGCCTTTTTATCATAGCGTACCACAGTCCCATCAGCCGTCATATGTCCTGCAATATAACCACCGACCGGGCTTTCCAGCAAAGTAATGGCCGTTTGCAGATATTCATCCTTTGTCATCCTCGGATATTCTTTTCTATGCTTTGACCAATGATTATTCAGCTTTTGCTTACTGAAGAATCCTTTTACCTTAAAGTCATGGCTACCGGATGCATCTATTGTATCACGCTGGTCTTCGGACTTCAATTGTTCCGATTGATGATTCTCCCAGGTCTCTATGCTCATAGACTTGTCGACATAGACCTTCTTCCAATCAGCATACTTCATAGAAGCTGGAACGTGATATGTCTTGCCAGATGTTTCATTGCGGGCAACACGAGTGCCACGCTTTACCTCGGCAGCGCCAAGACTGGCCGATATGCTGGAGCGGCATCGTGGATGCAGCGGCGGCATGTTACTGCCAGGCTCAGCCTCCGACACGCGATAGATATGCCCATCATGGGCACGGCAGGTCGGTGTCGTCCGACTATCCAGTGTAGCCAGGAACTCATACCATCCCATCCCAGCGTCCCGGATAGAGTCCAGGGCGGATTGGTTCTGTACGTAGTTCAGTTCGGTCTGCACCAGCCGCACGGCATCATTATGCCCCACGCCCATGCGCTCCTCGACCTGTCGTGACAATCTGTCGAGGCTGTCGCCCCGATGCAGTGCGTTCGCCATGGTGTCGCGGAGCGTATCGGCCAACTTACGCTGGTTCTTCCAGATGCGCTCGGAGTAGTTCTTACCGCTCCATCGGTTCCGCAGCACCTTTTCGATTTCGGCATTATCAATATGGGTTCCCGCAGACAAGAGCTGCCCGGCATGTCCGATCTCGAATACCCCCTGGTAGTAGTTATCCTTGTAGGCATCAGTCAGAAAATTGTCCAGGCCTTTGCGGACACTGCCGCCGAGGTTATTCAACTCTCGGAGCGTTTCGCTATACAGCTTGTCAAGCCGGGTCACGCGCGAACGCATGGCCAGCGTGTTCAGCTCCCGCAGCAGGGAATTATCACCGGTTGCGTCGATAGCCACCAGGTATTCCCGCATGCTCATGCGCCATTCCCGAAACTCCGGCCCCTGCAGCAGCTTCGCCGCCGCCGCGTAGGTCATTCCATTGTCAGCAGCAAAGCGGGCATACAAGATCGAGATGCGTTCCTTCAGAACAGCTGCAGACTTCTCATACTCGCGGGCAAGCTCACGCTCTATCGTCTGCTGGCTTTTCTTATGCCAGAAGGCTTCGCGTTCAAGTGCCCGCTTTTTCCAATATTCTTCGCTGTCCATATGTCACACCACCTTAGCCGATCTTGTGCTTAAACGCCACCATGCGGATCTGCTTCGGCTCATATACACGTTCCCAGTTGCCAGCCGTAGCCAGCTCTGCACGCGTAACTGATTCAGCATTCGCCCGAGTCTTGTTCGTCCACTTAACTCCACGCGGGTGCATAATGAAGGTTCTGCGATTGATAAGGTAATCAACGCCAGAGCCCTTCTTCTTGTCGCGATCCGTTTCTGTCGGGGTGAATCCCACCGGCGAGCCATTGCCAAAGGCAATCGCCCCCTGGCCAAAAAGGTAGGTCGTATAGACACCGCCAGATACCGGGCAGCCATCATCTACGATAACACGGCGATCCTGATAGGTATCGAATTCAACCGAGTTGCTGTCGCGCTCTGTCACGATGAGGTTCTGCTTTTTAAGGTATGCCTTCGTTGCCGAGTGCATAGCAACAGCGGTAAGCTGGCCCTGAGCATCACCAAGAAGCTGCAGTGCGTCAATGAACGCCGATGCCGAAATCTTCTGCGCGGATGCTGCGGTAAGGCCGGAAATATCCAGCACATGATCCGCAGCCATTTCTGTAGATGCAAACACGCCATTGAGCAGATTGATAAGTTCCTTCTGCATATCGCGTGCCCAGAAGCCTGCCACCAGACCACCAATAGCTGCCATAGGGTCACTGCCTGCCATAGCTGCAGACAAGTCCGTTGCGCTCCACATAGCCGCCCGGCGGATGGTCGTGGAAACATCCTTGCTGGTCGTGATCTTGGATGCCGTAAGGTCAGAGCCTTCGGTTACGTTCTCAGAATCACCCGTAAGGTCCTCAAAGAACGGCATGTTATGGATTGGTGCCGCCTCAGATGCGAGACGGTCAAACTCTGCATTATTGGTGATGATGCCGCTCTGGAACAACGCAGAAAGCTCCATAGTGCGGTTGATTACGTACGGGGTAAAGAGTTCCGGTACGATAACATCTGATAAAGTAGTACCTGCCATATTTTATACATCTCCTTTAGATTGTTACACCGGCCTCGGCAGCCATTGCACGCGCCTGATCCGGATTATCTCGGAGCATTTTGCCCTGCTCCGTCAAATTAAACGTATCCTTGGCAAAAGGATTCTTGGTGCTCGGGTTGCCACCGCCAGCCGGGTTGTAGCTCGGCTTTGTCTGCCCCTTGAACAGGAACGGCTTGCTTTCCATCAGCGTTTTAAGCTGTTCATCAAGGCCGGTGACTTTTCCATCCTCCGAAAGGATGAGCTTGTCTTTGTCGAACAGGCTGGAAACGATATCCGTATCCTGGGCCTTATCGGCAACCGCCAGTTTAATGGCATTCGTGAACTGCAGTTCCTTGATTTTAGCTTCAGACTCAGCTTTTGCCGTCTCATTGGCTGTCTGCAGTTCCTTGATCTGTGCTTTGAGCGCTTCACTGTCACCGGAATTCTTCTTCAAGGACTCCAGCTGCTTATCGCGCTCGGTGAGCTGTGTTTCCAGCCCTTTCTTCGACTCGTTCACCTCGTTGAAACGTGCCTTCGTGACATAATCGCCATCCAAATATTTCTTGGCTGCGGTTACAGCTGCAGCTTCTTTACCCTCGGGCACACCAAGGGATTTTACGAATTCTTCAATGGTCATGATTGCTTTCTCCTTTTCCGGTTTTTACCGAGGTTACCTGCCTCGAGCTTTGTTTCTGTAATCAGGTTGAACTACTGGTATTTGTGGTCGTGGCTGTTGCATAGGCCGTGTTGGTCTTGATGCATTCCTGGATCATGCGGATTACTTCATACTCATTCGATGCCGTATCCTTGACGGTCGAAATAGGGAAGTCTTTCCCGAACTGTTCCGCATAGGCTACCAAAAGTTTATACATCCGGTTCACCTCCCTCCGTAGGCGGCTCATTACTGCCCTGCGTCATCGTGCTATTAGCGTATACATCATTCTCGGCCTGTTCCTCTTCCAGTTCCTTCTCTTCATCCTCGACGTTCTCAACGAATGGATGATTGCGAAGGATGGTTTTCTTGCTGACAATGCCGGCCGACTTGCTGCACATATCAACGAGTTCTGCATCATTGCTGATTGAGGTACGGTTCCATGTCTGCAGGATGTGCTTGGAGTCGGTGCCATGTGCCCTGCAGATTGCCCGTACAAGCTCACCAAATCCCAAGCGGAACTCTGTCTCCATCATGCCTGATTTCAGCTCCAGCAGAGAGTACAGGAACTTCATCGCCTCACCGCTGGTATTGTCGAATCCCTGCTGCTGTGGATCGATGCCCTGCCCCATATCAAAGATGGCCTTGCGTGTAGTCTCAAGCAGCTTATCACGAGCTTCCACCGGTATCTCAATACTGAGCGTAGACACACCGGACTTATCATCAGCACCAGCAGAGTCAATCTGAATAGCCTTGGCGTATTTCAAATCCTGCAAGAACTGCTGCAGGTTCTCACCGCCATAATTCGTCAGAACGAATATGACCTGCTGGATATCTTCAAGATCATCGACAAATCCGCTGTAGGTCTTATCATAAGCATCAATCAGGTGCTTGATTTCATCGAGGTCACGGCTGCCGATGTTGTTGTTGAAGAACGGGATAAATGGCGGCCTACCGAAGTCATGTTTCAGCTGATAGTCTGCATCAGACAGGCCGTTAACATAGAAGTCTGTGAACAGTGGGTAGTATTCTAACCCCTTGCTTATGTCCAGGCTGGACAGCTTGCGGAATGCCTGACATTCCGTATCCGTCCAATACTCATACACATCGTAGACATCACCGTTATCAGCATAGTCTTTGTAGACACGCAGGCAGGCCAGCAGCTTCTTATCAAGCTTTGGTGACCACACCGGTATGATCTGATAGCTCGGCACTACGCCCCACTGGAATCCTTCTGCCTGATCAGACCAGTAATGCACCCAGGCAACACCAGCATTCGATGCATTGACACACAGATCTTTGCACTTCTTCGCGTATGCATCACCAAGGTCATCAGCAATCTGCTCATTGGCCAGATCATCACGAACATCAAACGAAGGGGGAGCCGTGAACATATAGCCGGCCTTCTGATTGACCAGCAGTTTGTAGAAGCTGAACGGTATCCGGTT